TGACGCTGTTCATCGCGACGACGATCGTCAGCGCGCTGCTCACTCCTCACGCGCAAGGCCCGCAGCCAAGCGCGCTCGGGGATTTCTCTATCCCGACGGCCGAGGAAGGGCGAGCCATCCCGGTCGTTTTCGGCACGGTGAAAATCAAGGGAGGGAACACCGTCTGGTGGGGAGACCTGCTCGTCAAGCCGATCAGACCGTCGGCGCTCTCCGTGATCTTTTCGTTCGGCCAGGCGCAGGCGACAGGGTTCCAGTATTTCCTCGGCTGTCAGTTCGCGCTCTGCCAGGGCTCGGTCGACGCGCTCATCGCCATCGAATCGGACGCGAAGGATATTTCCTACACTCCGACGACGATCCTGAACGGCAACGCCACAGAGAACTACATTCGGCTCGTCGCCAATTCACCGAACCTGTTCGGCGGAATCAAAGCCGCGGGCGGAGGCGGCGGCATCACCGGGATCATCGATTTTTATCGGGGTCAGCCGAACCAGCAGCCGAACGATTATCTCAGCCGAGTGCAAGGGCGCGTGGTGCTCGACCAGAGCGGCATCGGCTACACCTACGCCGGCGCAGGAAACGGAACGATAACCGGAGAGTCGGGAGGAACCTCCGCGCTGAATGAAACGATCCGAATCACGGCGACCGGAATCGACACCAACATCGCGCACTCGACCTACCTCAAAATGAAGTTCTCCGTGGTCGGGTCGCTCTCAGGGACCATCCAGGCATCGATCGCCAACGGCGACGGCTCGAAGGATTGCTTCGCGGACAACGCGTTTTCCGCGGCGCAAATCAACTTCACCGTCACGACCGGGAGCACTCCGTTCTCGGTGGGCGATCAGTTCGTGATCGTCACGCTGCATTCCCACATCGCGCCGGCGTACCCCAAGCTCTGCTATGCGGTGTTCGAGCAGCTTTATCTGGGAACTTCGAACTACGTGAAGCCGCTGGCGTTCATCGTGCGGCGCTGCCCGGATCCCTTCGCGATGGGCCCGGGGACCGCGAACATCGCGGGCGACGCGAACGCCGCCTTCATGATTTACGACCTGCTCACCGACGTCGACTATGGGCTCGGAATTCCCGCGGCGCGCATCGACGTCACGAATTTTCGCGCCGTGGCGACGACGCTCGCGACCGAAGGGCTCGGGCTTTCGATGATGTTCGACACGGCGGCGAGCGCCGACAACCTCATCGGCGAAATCCTCCGCCACGTCGACGGCGTGCTCTACACGGATCCCGCCACAGGACTCTGGACGCTGAAGCTCGCGCGCGCGGATTACGATCCCACGACGCTCCCGGTTCTGACGGTCGACAACGTCCTCGCGACGCCGGATTTTACGCGCGGCTCGTGGCCTGAAACGACCAACCTGATCGGCATCACCTTCACCTCGAGGCTCAACAATTTTAATAGCCGCATGGCCAGGGATTACGACCCGGCGAACATCGCGATCACGGGACAAGTCCGCGCGCAGACCATCGACTTCAAGGGAATTTCGCAGGAGGCGACGGCCGCTCTCGTCGCGACGCGGGTCCTGAAAACCTTCACGTATCCGCTCTGCAAAATCAAAGTGATCACCAACCGCACCGCGTGGAAGTGGAGGCCTGGAGGTTTGTTCAAGTTCACCTGGGCGCCGCTCGCGATCTCAAACCAGATTTTCAGAATCACGCGCATCGGCTACGGCGAGCTCGCGAACGGGAAAATCACCATCGACGCTTTCGAGGATATTTTCGGCATCGAGGACACCGCGTTCGGCGCGCCGCCGGCGTCCGGCTGGGTTAACCCAAATGCGCCTCCGGCAAATCCCGACTACCAGATGGCGATGGAAAGTCCTTATGCGTTCGAGCAATCCACGGACGAGCGCATTACCGTCGGCTGCGTTCGAGGCGACTCGAACAGCAAGGGCTTCGAGAAATTCGCGGACGAGGCTGGCGGGAGCACGTACGTCTCCTACGGAACGGTCGACGGGTTCATGCCGTCCGGTCTCCTCACCGCGCTCTATCCCGCAAACACCGCGGCGACCGACAGCACCGGATTCATTCTTTCCGCGACCGGCGCGCGCGATCTCAGTTTCCTTACAGGAACGACGCCGGCGGGACTCGCGAGCGGTTCCCTGATTTTGATGTTCGTCGATACGGGCGAGCTGTGCGCCTGGGAAAACGTGACGGCCAATTCCGACGGTACCTACACGATCTCGAATGTGATGCGCGGAATTTTCGACACTGTGCCGGCGGACCATCCGCTCGGAACGCGCGTGGTGTTCTTCGAGACCGGCTACGATTTTCTCAAGACGACTTCGATTCCCACCGCCGGCGCTCCGGGACCGACCGGGCCCACGGGTCCGACCGGGCCGACCGGATCCACGGGAGCAACAGGCTCGACGGGAGCAACTGGGGCCACGGGTTCGACTGGCGCGGCCGGCGCGCGGGGCTCGAACTGGTACGAAGGCTCCGGAGCTCCGGGCACAATCGGCGGTCAGGCGAACGGCGATTTTTATCTGAACACCGCGAACGGCGACGTCTGGGAACTCATCTCCGGGTCCTGGTCGAACGTCGGCAACATCAAGGGCGCCACGGGCGCGACCGGATCCACGGGTTCGACCGGAGCAACCGGCGCGACCGGACCGACGGGATCCGCGGGCGCGGCAGGCGCGCGAGGCTCGGACTGGTTCGAAGGCTCCGGCGCTCCCGGCACAATCGGCGGTCAGGCGAACGGTGATTTTTACCTGAACACCGCGAATGGCGACGTCTGGGAGCTCATCTCCGGGTCCTGGTCGAACATCGGCAACATCAAGGGCGCCACGGGCGCGACCGGATCCACGGGTTCAACTGGCGCAACCGGCGCGACCGGACCGACGGGGCCCGCTGGAACGATCGCCTCTCGCGGAAACGTGACCATCACCACGGCGTCCCTCGCGAATGGCGCGAGCGAGCAGGGCTTCGTCACCATCGGGAAATCGTTCGCCATTGTCGAGCTTTCGGCGTCGTGCGCCTTCCGCGTGCGGCTCTATTCGACCGTGGCGCAGGCGAACGCGGATCTCGCGAGACTCGCGACTTCGCCTCCCGTGCTGGGCACGCCTCACGGCGTCATCATGGATTTCGTTTTGAATCCATCGATCGGTCTCAGCTTCATCTGCTCGCCGGAGGTTTACGGAGCAAACACCGAGGGCAGCGTTTCCTCGTCGATCTCCTACACCGTGCAAAATCTCAGCGGCTCGACGCAATCCGTCGTGGTGACCCTGACGGCGAAAATCGAGGAGGCTTAACGTGTCGACGTCCACATACAGTGCCGCGCCGATCAACACCAACGGGAGCACCTTCTACGCCTGGGCGCATCCCATCGCCGCTTTCCTCGCGGCGTGCGGCTGGCTTCAGTCTCCGGACACAGGGCAGGTCGTGTGGCCGGTCTCCATCGTCAACCTGGTGAGCGTGGTCGCGAACGGCGCGACCGCTGTCTTCACCTACACGCTGCTTCAGGGCGCGGCGCTGCGCATCGGAAACAGCATCATCCTCAAGGGCTGCACGACCGCCGGACTGAACGTCACCGCCGTGATCACCGCTCTCGGCGCCGGGACTTTTACTGTGGCGACCGGAACGACCGTGACGGAAACCGAAACGGCAAGCGCGGCTTTCGGAAGCGTGAATCCGCAGATCGCGATCACCAACGCGCTCGGAAACGGCAGCTCGAACACCTACACGTACACGCTGCTCGACGGGCCCGATCCGATCAACGGCCAGAGCATCGCCATCACCGGCTGCACGACGGCCGGATTCAACGCCACGCTCACCATCGCGACCGTGAACACAGGGGCGAAGACCTTTACGACCACGACCGGCATCACTCACGCGTCGGAAGCCGAGACCGGAACAGGAATCGTGCAGTGCATCCCCGCGGTCATCAGCACCTCGGAGAGCACCAACACGACGATGCCTCCCGCGGCGTCGACTTTTCTTTATGAAGTTTGGAAAATGGGAGACGGAAACTCTCAGCCAATTTATTTAAGAATCAACTACGGAACCAACGCGGGCGCGGCAACACCAGGGCTGAGTTTCGTTCTGCAGGCTGCCACGGATGGCGCCGGCGGAATCCCGGCCGCCACGGGAAACAGCGGAACGATCACCGGGTTTCTCGGAAACACGAGTGAGGCGACAAGCCGGACGTCCTACATGTCCGGGGCGTCCAATCGCCTGCAGCTCGCGATCTTTCCGAACAGCAGCGTCTCGAACGGCTGCATTCTGAATGTGGAACGCTCGCACGACAGCAGCGGAAACGACACCACTTCGAATCAGTATGCAACGATCACGGCGCTTGGCTTCACTACGGGCAGCGCGGTCACCGTCTCGCAGGTTTCCATCACCGCCGCCAATCAAACCGTCACGGAGACGAGGCTTCCCTGCACGACGAACCACAGCGCGGGAACGGGTTCGTTCGGACTGTCCACGCTGATGTCTCCGGTCGATCCCGTGGTCGGAGCGCGCGGGAATCCCATGATCGGATTGCTGGTCGGGAAAAACGTGGATTGGACCGACCTCACTCAATTTCCCTACACGCTGTACAGCGTGTCTCGTAACTTCTTGATACTTAACAACACGGGAAAGTGGTCCGCGTCCAATTCGATCGTCTATGACTCGGTGCCTGTTCCTTGCGTGGCGATGAGGTTCGAGTAGATGGCCGCTCTCAGCGTGTTCACGATCACCTCGGCGACGGGGAACGGCACGACCACGACCTACACCGGAACGATCACCAGCGGCGCGACTCCGCTGAAAGTGGGCATGCCGATCATCGTCGTGGGCTTCGTGGCGCAGCCTGGATTCAACGGGACCAAGCTGATCAACGGCGGGAATCTCACCACGACGTTCACTGCACTGAACGCCACGAACGCGAGCGAAACGCACGCGGCGACGGGAACGGTCGACCCGGAAGGTGTCCCTGTGTACCCCACGGATGAAACGACGAACGCTTTGGGATACGGCGTGTCGACGCGGTCCGGCGAAACATTCAACGTCCCGCTCGGGAACGCGCAGGGCGTGAATCTGTCCGGGCTCGGGCAAATCTACCCGACGGGGAGGAACTGATGGCGGTCAACGTGAAACTCGCGCCGTACTCCCTCGGCGGCGAAGTCGCGATCGCCGGGCTCACTCCGGTCACTGTCACCTACGCCGGCCGCGCGCAGAATCCCTATCCGCCCGGGAACGTGAAGGTCAACGGCGTGGCTTTCCCGGCGACGACGTCCGGCGACGCGGTCATCACCTGGAATCATCGCTACCGGCTCGGACCGTTCATCGTCGCGCAGGATGCCGCGGACGTGCCTCTGGGCCCGGAGGGAAACTACACGATTGTCATCGTGATCAACAGCGTGACGATTCGCACGGTCACCGGGATCACCGGAAAAACGTACACGTACACGCGCGCGCAGCGGCTCATCGATAACGCGAACGCGGCTCTCCCGACGTCCATCACGATCACGCCGGTGAACGGGAGCCTGGTCGGAACGCCGCGGACTTTAACTTTTGTGATGGGGCCATAGGCCAAAGAGGTCAGCATGAACGGTCAAATCCTCAAAGAGGACACGATCGAGGGACGCCTGGCGATGGTCGCGAAGTCGGTTCGGCGCATCGTGGAGGCGAGATACCGGAAATCGGGAGGCCAACATGAAGGCTCGCCGATCCCTGGCTACTTCGATTATCGAGAGGCGTTTCGACCTTTCCTGAGGGAATGGGAAATCTGGATCCGCATCGACCAGGCCAGGAAAACCTCGTCGCGCGCGCTCACAGAGGTCGTGAAGGAGCTGGCCGATCAACTTCCCGAACTCGAGAAGGAAATCGAGATCCTTCGCGAAAAAGGAATCGACCTGTGAGCGCGCAGATCATCACCTGGCTAATCGGCGTCATCTTCGGCGCGGGCGGTGCGTACGTTACGCTCCGCCGGATGGGGCGCGACCTGAACGGCGTGGGCGGCCGACAGCGCAGGTTTGAGAAGAACCTGGTGCTCGTCCTGATGGTGGTCACGGACAAGCGCGAGGACCGAATGTTCTTAGCCCAATTTTTGAAGGACCCGTGAGGACAATGAACTTTCCAATCGATGCCGCGACCATCTCCGGAGTACTCGGGTTCTTCGGACCGATCGAACTCGTCAGCGTGAACTGGCCGATCGTCGAGGCCTCGCTCGATGCGGCCGAAATTTATTCCGAGATGACCTCCATCGCCGCGATCGCAACCATCGCCGTCGAGACCGGATGTTTTTCTCCGATCAAGGAGCGCGGCGGTCCGGCGTACCTCACCGACTTGTACGAGAACCGAAAAGACCTCGGAAACATCCAGCCGGGCGACGGCGTGAAGTACCGCGGCCGCGGCTTCGTGCAGATCACCGGGCGATGGGACTACGAGCATTTCGGCAAGGAGACCGGGCACGACCTCGAGGCGAATCCGGATCTCGCGCTCGACCCGGCCGTCGCCGCGGACATCCTCGTTCTGTTTTTCAAGGAGCGGCACATCCCCTACTTCGCGAACGCGAAGAACTGGCCGATGGTCCGGCGCCGCGTCAACGGCGGAATGACCGGATGGGATCGATTTTCGGACGCGGTGACGAAGCTGATCGCCGTGCTCAACCTAAACCCGGCAGCGACCGGAAATTCACCGGAGGTAAAGTTATGACGACTGTAATCTATATCCTTCTGGCGGCTGCTGTGGGCATCGCCGTGGGAGCCGTGCTGCACGCCTGGTTCGCGAAGGAGGAGGCGGCGACGAAGACCGAGGTGCAGGCCTGGGCCGAGGAACTGAGAAAAGCGCTCGCGGCCGATGCCACAGCGGTCCGAGGAAAAATCGAATCCCTCGCCGCGAAACTCGAAGCCAAACTGTGATGGCGCTCAAGGACGTTTCCCATTGGGTCCTGCAGATCACTCACGGAAGGACAACCGCTTTTTTCATCGCGTTCTTCATCGCGGGCAACACGCTCGCAGTCCTGCACAACGCCGCCGGCGCGCCGCTGCTCACCTCGACCTACGTATATTTCATGGCCACGCTCGGAGGCCTCGTGCTCGGGCACTCGGTCAAGGAGGACCTGGTGGAAATGAAAAACCGGGCGAACGGCGCGCCGCCGCCGGAACGGAGTCACGATGCTGACCACCAGGCATAAGCTGGAAATCGCGGGAGCAGTCCTCGCTCTCGCGGCGTGCGCGGTTCTCGGAGGAGCGTGGCTCGGTGCGCGCGAGGAAGCAATCCGCGCGAAGGCGACCGTCGACGCGCAGAACCAAGTGATCGCCACGGCGGAAAAACGGGACAAGGACCTGGTCGCGGCCGAGACGGAACGCGATAAAGCGACCGCGGCGAACGTCGCGGCGCTGCAGGCGGCTGCAGCTCGTCAAACGACGCCGGCGGAGATCGCCGCGTGGCTTCCGAAGCAGCTTTCCACTCCGCAGCCGATCACGTTCACGATTCCGGCGCCGACCGCCGCAATCCCCGTGCCAAACGCCGTAGCGTCGATTCCGCAGGCGGATCTTCCCGCCTTGCGGGATGAGGTCTCCCAGTGCCAGGTGTGCGGCGTACGGCTCGCCACGGCGCAAAGCGACCTATCCTCGCGCGATGCGAGACTGGTCGACGCCGGCGAAAAACTCTCGGCCATGACCAAGGAGCGGGATACCTGGAAGGACGCGGCGAAGGGCGGCGGGTTCTGGTCGCGAGTAAAGCGCTCGGCGAAGTGGCTGGTGATTGGAATCGGCGTCGGGGCGGTCGCGGTGTGCGGCTCCGGGCACTGCAAATAAGCAAAGAAAACTTTACAGTTGTCAACGAATCGTTGACTTTCGCCCGGTGCCATCTGGTGCCGTTCTGGTGCCAGCAGATAGCGTTCTGCCGCAGCATGCCGCAAGGCAGTTTCACTGAAAACAGGCATGTTACGCTGTGCCGCATGATGCCGCAACCCACCAGAAAAGGCTTTGCAGACCTCTCCCTTAGGCCTCTTGGGTACCGCGCCGCCGTTGATTATGCTGGACTTGTATCACTTTTCGAGGAGCTCGTTTCCGCTTGGTGCCATCCTGGTGCCAGCGATCGAGCGTTCCGACGGCCGCGTGCCGGTGTTCTTGGCTCAAGTGGGCGTAGCGCATGGTGGTCTGAATCGAGGCGTGGCCGAGCAGTTCTCCCACGGTGCGGATGTCCACGCCGCCCATGACGAGCCGCGATGCAAAGGTGTGACGGAGATCGTGCCAGTGCAGGTCCGGGATCCCGGCGCGCTTCACCGTTTCCTCGAACCACTTGGAAAAGTCTCGCTGTCCTTCGCGCTTTTTGCGCGGGCAAACGTACGGCGAGCCGTTCGAGATTTTGTACAGCGCGCGCAGGGATTTTCCGGCTAGTTCATTAATCGGAACGAACCTGCGCTTCGGTCCGCGGCCGCGGCTTCCCTTCCCCATCACCAGTAGGTTTTTCCGCTCGAGGTCCACGCCTGACCACGTCAAGTTAAACTCCTCGGCGCGACGCATGCCGGTCGAGAGCGCCAGGTCGAACTCGGCGACGCGCTCTGGAAAATCCGCGCGGATGGCGCGGCGGAGTTTCTTTTCTTCCTGGTCGGTCAGAAACCGCACGCGGCCGGAAGGCTCGGGGCGCACCGTCACGCCGGCGACCGGGTTCGAGGGAATGTGCTTGTTCCGGACAGCCACGGTGAAGATGCTGGAGGCGAGCGTGCGATATCGGTTCAGCGTCGAGCCGGCGATCCCGCGCTCGGCCGCAATCTGATTCAGCGCGTCCTCGACTTTTTGCGCGGTGAGCGAGCGCACCGGAGACGATCCCAGGATTTTCACGAGGCCGCGCAGCCGATACTTATCGGCGCGCAGTGACAGGAGGGAAAGGTTCGCGGTTTTGAGTGCTGTGCGTTCCTCGGCGATCTCTTTGAAGGTGATTCCCTCTCCCGTGCGCGGCGCGACGAATTTTCCTTCCTTCAGTTCCATGCGGCGCTGCAGGTACGCTTCCACCGCGACCGATTCCCTTCCGATTTTTTCTCTGTGGCGCCGCCCTTCGCTGTCGTAGTAGTTTATCCAGAAGATCCCGGATCCCCTCGGTCGCTCGAACACCCCGCGCATTTTTTGCTTTTCGGTCATTGCTTCCAGCGATCTCGGCGGACGATACCGCGTTCCTCGCCTAATTTCTCAACAGCACTGGCAACGAGCTCGAGGGTTTTGGCGATCTGACGAACGGCTCGCGTGTTCGCATCTTCGTATTCCTTGAGCATTTTCGCGACGTCGATTAAATCCCGTCGCAGGTCGTTGAGCTGCTTTTGGACTTCAGGATTAATTTTGTGCTTAAACATATGGGTCCCACTTTCATCGTCCCGCCCGGTGTTTCTTTGCTCGTTTCGCCGGGGCGAGCGACTCCGAGAGCGCCTCGACCGATCGAGCCGATTCATAGTAGGGAAGGGCCCATTCGACCAGGATTCGCACGAGCTGCCCGTCGCGGTGTTGCTGGATTTCACAGGCTCGTTTCAGCCGCTCGTAAAATTCCGCCTCAAACTTCACACTGACCTGGTTCAGTTTCTTACCCGTCCCTTCCCGAGGACTACTGTCGTCACTCATTGTATTCTTAAGAACTCCAAAAGTCTCCAAAGGAATTGTGGACAAATACTTCTTGCCTTGCAAAGAATTCCTTGGTATTCAAGACTTCCTTGGAACGGTTACAAGTTCTCCCCGTAACTTGTTGACTGTTTGGGAAAAGCTAGAAGTCACTGGTAAGTAAGAAGGGAGCCCGGACAGTGGCCACCAAACCCGTAGTACCTCCCCGCCCTAAAAAGTCAGAGTACATCGGCATCTCGGTTGACGAGGAAACCAGGACCGCGGTGCAGCGGATTGCGGCAAGGCAAGACGTTTCGATGTCCAGGGTGCTCAGGGACGCTCTGGCGGAATACCTCGAACGGCGCAAAGTCAAAGCTGCCTAATCTCTATCTCGAACGGGAGGGACGAAGTCATGTTGCCTTCGGAGAAGCTGCTATTTTCACGTCTCGAAGCGGCGGAAATCCTGTCACTGTCCGTGTCCACGCTGGACGTGGCCGTCGCTCGAGGGATGCTCCGCGTGCGGCGCGTCGGGAAGCGGGTGATGTTCGAGCGGCATGAGATCGAAAAGTTTTCCCGGGCCGACCATCCCCGCATCTGGCCGGCCGGCGGCGCTCGCGGATGGCGTGGTTCGAGCGTCGCCGGCCGCGATTGTTTCGACTGTAAGAGGAGCGGGAGAAAAATGCAGGCCGCGCGGTTCTACAAAAACGTCGCGGTCTGCCAGGGGTGCTGGGAGCGGCGGTCCGCTCTCGCTCCGAAACGAGCCGCGGCGCCGCACGAGGAAGAGGCGACCGCTTAGAGGTGAGAGTGCCGGCACGTTCCAAAGGCAAGCGCTGGAAGACGAAGTTCGCGCGGTTCGTCGACACGTTCGGGGCTCAGAATTTGGCCGCGGAGCTCAACGTGAGCCGTGACGCTCTCTACAAATGGGTCGCCGGCGCTGTTCACATGCGGCCGGTGCGAGCGATGGAAATCGTGAAGATCGCGAGGCGCAGGAAGATCGTGATCTCTCTCGATGAGATTTATCAAAATTTCGACGAGGCCCGGGGAAGCCTATCCCGCAAATCCTAGAGGAGGAGCTCATGGACTCAGAACCCGAAGATGTAAGTCTCAGCAATCTGTGCGGCGGCGCGATCGAGGAAGTTTTCCAGCGCGAGTTCGCGTCCGTGCTCGCCAACATCGCCGACGTGAACACAGATCCCGAAGCGAAACGGAAAATCACTTTGGAGTTCACCATCAAGCCGTTCGAGGACCGATCGGGCGCGCAGGTCACGTTCGCCTGCAAGTCGAAGACGGTTCCGGTTCAGGAAGTGAAAGGGACAGTGTTCCTGCAGCGTCGAGGCCTCGTCATGGTCGCGGTGCCGCACGACCCGAAGCAGCAACGGCTGTTCCCATCGCAGTCAGGTACGAAACCGAGTTAGGGCCAGGGAGTTCAATCCAGCACGGAAGAGGGAACCATGATCGCTGAAGCAATTCAGAAAATTCTCGGGCTCGCGACTCCGAACCAGATCACGAAAGGCAAGCTCACGTACGTGGACAAAAACATGGACCTGATCAAGCCTCCGGCGCCAGGTGCCGTCAGCGTCGGGACGCTGCAGGGCCTCGTCGACTTGTTCAAAGCCGAACTCGACCAGGTCGCGAAAGAAGGCGACGTGCTGTTCCACGTCACGAGTTCGACCCGCGTCGAAATCATTTCCCGCGTGTCCGACGATTACGGCCGGCGTCGATGCTGGGTCCAGGCCGAATATCCGAAACTCATCAGGCCCTTTCCGTTCGGTACGTGGCTGGATCCCGAGAGTTTTGTCATTCAGTGCCAGGCGGGTTTCCAGCGCGTGAAAATCGAGAACGAGGACGGCACCTTCGCCCTGGATCTCGATTACGTTCTCAAAATCGCGTCGGCAATCACAGCCGAGGCGATCGATGTGTCCGAGGACGACGGCATCTCGCAGAAGGTTTCCGCTCGCCGCGGCGTCGTGCTGAAGGAGCAGACGAACCTGAAGCCCAGAGTGAACCTCGCTCCATACCGCACGTTCGCCGAAATCGACCAGCAGCTCTCGCAGTTCGTGTTCCGGGCCCGGGTCGGCGGCGACTCCGTGAACCTCGCGCTGTTCGAAGCCGACGGCGGTCGCTGGCATCTCTCGGCGATCGCGGCGATCGCGGAGTGGCTCGCGACGAAAATCGGCGGAAAGGTTCCAGTCATCAGCTAGGGCTTTCCCGTATGGCGATTCGTGGCATCTTCGAACGTCCACCGGGAAGTCGCACCTGGTGGATTTCTTACTGTGACAGCGAAGGCATCCGTCACAGGGAAAAAGTCGGCCGGCGCTCGGCCGCGCTCGATTCGCTCGCGCGGCGCCGGATGGAGGTCAAGAACGGCCGGTTCATTCCGCCGAAAAAAGGAGCGCGTCTCACCTTCCGCGAACTCTCCCAGGCGGCGATGGCGCGGAAGAAACTAAGGCTCGCTCCGCTGTCCTACGAGACCGACACGATCCGCCTGAATCAACTTCTCCCGCTCATCGGCAACGTCCCTGCAGACCAGCTCACGCCGGCGCGCGCCGAGGAAACTCTCGCCTCGCTCATCCGAGAAAGAGGCATCTCGAAATCGACGGCGAATCGCTACCACGCGCTCATGAGCAGCATTTATAAGTTCGCGGTCGACGCGGGAAAACTGTCGTTCAATCCGCTGTCCAAGGCGGAGCGGTTCAAAGAGAACCCGTCGCGCGTGCGGTGGCTGAAGCCCGAGGAAGAGGCTTCCCTCCGCGAGGCGATTCTGGATCCGGACGACCAGGAGGTCACGAAGGAGCAGTGCATGGCGCACCTCGAGGAGTTCAATCTCGCGCTGCACACCGGCATGCGCCGCGGCGAGCAGTTTTTCCTGGAATGGAAGAACGTCGATCTCAATCGCGGAAATCTGAAGGTGACCGGGAAAACCGGGCAGCGGCACATCGTCGCGAATCGTTCGGCTCTCAGCGCTCTGCGCTTCCTCGCCATCGGTCGCGCCAAGGAGAAGTACGTTTCACCCGACGCCACGGATGAAGCGAAGCGCGACTCGCGCCGATGGCTCGAGGAGGCGCTCGAAAAAGCGGGCATCGACGATTTTCACTGGCATGACATCCGGCACACGTTTGCCTCGCGCCTGGTGATGCGCGGCGTCGATATCCGAACCGTGCAGGAGCTGCTCGGCCACAAGTCCATCGTCCAGACGATGAAGTATTCCCACCTCGCGCAGGACCATCGGCAGTCGGCCGTGGAAAAAATGAACGAGGAGGTCCCGGCGTGAAGGGCCCACACGTCAGCTTTCAACCGAACGACCGCCGGCTGAATGCCAAGACCGACACGTGGGAAGTGTGGAGTCTCGACAAAGCGAACCACCTCGGAACGGTGGAGTGGTATTCGCGATGGCGCAAATACGTTTTTTCTCCGGAGCACTCGACGATCTTCGACGAGGACTGCCTCCGCTCCATCGCCGTGTTCCTCGAGTGGGAAACGAGGAAGCACCGGAACGGCAAGCGGTCTTTTCACACGGACGCCGAGGTCCCGGCATGAGGAGTTTCGTCACCTGGTTCCGGGAAAGGTTTTCTTGGGTGAAGTGCTGCAAGTGCGGAAGGCGCACGAGAAAAGCCAGGTTCGTTTGCGAGCGCTGCGGGCACAGGTACTGCGGCGTGTGTCATGGCGAGATGGAGACGGAGATCGAGAAATGAAATATCAAATCGAAATGACGCGCTCCCAGGTAATGGCGATCGTCAACGTCCTGATCGAGTACCAGCGCATTCCGGACCACGCTGAGCTGTTCGTGAACTGCTCGGAGGATCCGGCGGTCGAGACGACACCGGAGGAACTGCTCGAACTGTTTCACTCCGCGAAGCCCATGCGCCCGGTGGGAGTCCTCTGAAATGAAAGTTCACGAGCTCATCGAGCGCCTGAAAACCTATCCGCCCGACGCGCGGATCACGGGGTTCATCGATCCCCAGGACAGCGAGGCGAGGCTCGGCGTCCTGGTGCTGTGGGAGGATCCGGAAAGGATCCACACCGATTTTATTGAGACGCCGATCACAGGAAACATCGCGGGAAAACTTCCGGCGCCGCCGAAGAAAGCGGGGAGCAGGTAGCCATGCCGCAGAACCTCGAACTCAAAATTGCCGTGGTCGCCGATGCGCTGTCCTGGATGACGGTGATTGGCTGCCTGCAGCTCGCGCTTCGCCATCCGGAATACGTGGGCCCGTCCTCGAACATCGCGCGGCAGATCTCCGAGCAGCTCGCCGACAAATTGCTCGAGGAGGGAGTGTTCTCCATCGAGGAGCGCGCTTTCATGATGCGCGACCAGATGCGCGCGGAAAACTCCAGGAGGAATCCGTGACCGACTACCGCGACGGAACTAGATGCAAATGCGGGCGGGCGAAGTCGAGCGGCTCCCGGAGCTGTCGTGCGTGTTGGGGCAAGGGGCGCGGTGCGCAGCGCGGCAGAAGATCAGGGTTCATGTCCCTCGCGCAGGTCATCGACCGTGCCAAGTCCGCGAACCTCAAGCGGGGTCAATCGATTGTGATCGAAGGCATGAGAGTGACGAAGGGCAGGAACGAATTCCGTTTGTGCGCCGAAATCACCGCGAGGGTTCCATGATTTGCTTGACCGCAGCTCAACTGAAGATTCTCTACGCGCTTCGCGGCACGGGTTTATACGTCGGCAAAGACGCGCTCTATCGCGGAAGGATCATCGAGCAGTTCCCGCTCCGGACGCGCCTCCATCTCCGCAAACGCGGGCTGATCGAGTACTCCGCCGCGGGGCAATGGCACCTGACGGAAGCAGGTAAGGATCTCGTTTACCGGCGGAAAAACCTTGGCACCAGCAGTGGCACCAGCCGTGACAGCGTTTTTTCATCATCTGGAACTGATGAGCGTGGCGGGACTTAGGACCATAAGGAAAAGCCGCACAGGACTACGGGTCCTGTAAAAGGAGCGCGAAATGAGCGAAAAACAGCGCGAGGAAATGCGCCGTCCGAAGGGTTTCTTTACGATTGCCGACCCGCCTCCGGACGAAGGCTCCGACGCTCCCCTTGCGCCTCGGGCGGCTCAGGAAGTGGCACCTGGCGCGCGCGGCGAGCTGTGCCGCGCAGTCGTCGGAATGAGCGGCACCTGCTATCTCCCCGCCGGGCATGCCGGCGATCACGACTGGATTCGCGACGCATTGCCGGCGGCGGAGGTCGTACCCATTCTGGGTACAGCCGTACCCAAATCGGGTACGGAGCCTCGCTGGAAAGTCGGCGACCGCGTTTGCTTCGTGAATGCGCCGCTCGGCCAGGTCTACCGCGTCACGCGCGTTCACGACGATGAGCCGCGCGTGGAGGTCCAGAATTCGGCGGGGATCTATGCTTCTCACCTTTTCGTCGCGGCACCGGCGGAGCCCGTCTCGCTTCCGCCTCTAACGGTCGAGGCGAAAGACCGTCCGATTCGGGCCGATTTCCTCGCTTCCTTGTCGGAACTCGGCGCCGAGGCGTTTCGGGACGCGGGCTACCTGCAGGAAGTGAATCGCGAATTCTTTCACCCACTCGGTCTCGCGCTCGCCATTCAGGGAGACAGGTTCCTCATGCTGGACCGGCGTCACGACCTGGAGGGAATTATTTTCGATGATAGCAGCGACCTTCGGGTGAAGGCCGACCTGGTCGAGGCGCAGCGTCAGCTCCGGCGGATACCGCGCATGGAAAAGCTCGGCTACTTCGTGCAACCACCGTTCAAGATCTGAGGAGGCGGAGATGCCGTGCTCAACGATAAAACTTCCAGGCGGCGGCTTCGCGATCGTGAGGCACGCGAAGGGACGCTTTCCGCGCTGCACGTTTTGCCCGGCTATCCATCTCCGCCATGCGAACGAGGCCACGCTGCTTTGCGATTTCGTCGTGGGCAAAACTCTCGGCGGCGCCGAGATCACTTGCGACACGCCGGTCTGCTCTCACTACGCGAAGCACGTCGGACCGGACAAGGATTTTTGCCCTAAGCATTCGAGGTAAGGAGGCGGAGATGGAAAAGCCAGGCCAATGTCCGACATGCGGTCACACGATGACGGGAACCTTCCAGAACGAAGACCTCGCGAAAGGTGCGTACTCGGCGTATGGGCGCTCGACCGGCTACAAAAATTTCATGGGCGGCGAGATGCCGGAGTGGGATCAGCTTCCCGAGTCGATCCGCGAGGCATGGAAGGCGGCGGTCAAGTTTGTGTTCGACCAGGTCGCGTGAGGACTCTGGAAACGTCCGGCTTCACGGAATGGACGGCCGGGCTAATGGCTCGCATCGAGGATACTCCAGTGCGAGAGGCGATCAGACGAGGGCTGATCGTGCGGTGTCCGACGTGCGGCATTCTTCATCCCGGCGTCCGGTTCGGGCACCTGGATCACAAGGCGTATTGCTCGACCGAATGTTTTCGGAATCGCCGGGAACGGTGAGGAGGCGGAAATGAAGGCAAGCATCGGAAGGGTCGTTCACTTCGTCTGGAAAGGCGGCGCTCACTACGCGGCGGTCGTGACGGACGTGCCCGAAGGAAGTGCGGAGGACGAATTCGTTTCTCTCGCCGTATTCCACCACGGAATTAAAGCGACGGTCTACCTGGACCGCGTCCCGCATTTCGAAGCCGGCTCCGAAGTTCCGGAGCATCGAAAGGCTTTCCACGACTCACACGGCTCGAATACGTGGCACTGGCCGGAGCGCGTCGATTGAGGAGGCGCAAATTGGAGCGGCATGCAACGGAAATCGAGTTCAAAACCAAGGCGATCCCGTGGCGCGCGTGGCGCTGCAGCTTGTGCGCCAATCTTTTCGCGACGATCCCTCACGATGCGTCGAGCAATGATGGCAAGGCGCCGCAGTGCTGTCCCTATTGCGGACAGATTTTTGAAGGGCTCACCGAGTTCAGGTGAGGAGGCGGAGATGCGGCGGGGAGATCCGGTACCGGGACCGCGCGCCTGGCGGCTCTATAAAAAGCATCGGCACACCTGCCCGGAATGCGGGCGCGTGTCGCGGAAGAGCCTTGGCAAAATTCAGCACGCTCGGGACTGCTCGCAAAAACAAAAGTGAGGAAGGTGTATGTGTGGCTTTCGCCCGCTGCGTACGAGCTGCTCCTGCAGTTCCGCCGGCACACGTACATGGAGTTCATCGGCTCGGCCGACGATCTCCGCGAGCTCATCGCGAACGACCTCGTCATCGAGCATCGAGAGCATCGCGGGGTCTATGTGATCACCGTTCTCGGGTGGTCGGAACATATCGCGGTGCGGAATTGAATTTCGGGGCTGTACCTGGACGTCCCTCCACTCGGCTCCGAAAGGCCAGCAGCGTTCTCCCCAGTTCGCTGTTTTGAGGCGCCTACCGAGGCGCGGCCGAATCGGGAATCCCGGCGATGGTTCCGGGCTGGGCACTGTCGCCGGGAAAACTGAGGGAGGAGAAAAGCATGCCGAACATCATCGTCGAACTCCGCGCGGAAATGACGCGCGTCCGGAAAATCCTGGGAAGGCTCGACCCGACGCGGCGCAATCACGCGCAAGTCACGGTCCGCTTTGCCGACGAGAACATCGCGCTGAACTCGCTCGAGGGAATGAAGGAGTCCCTCTCCGATCTGCAGGCTATCCACATCAAGCCGGAGAATTCGCCGTGATCACGCCGAAGGAGCTCGTCAGAAACCATCTGCTCGCCGCGACCATGAACGGGCGCTGGGAAACGCTGACCGAAATCAAGCGCGCGCTTTGCAGGGAAACGAATTCAAAGTTTCAGCGTTCCGACGTGTGGAACTGGGTACTCGAACTATCCAGGGACGGCGTTCATTCGCTCGAATTCCGCCATCGCGAAGGGAAAACCTACGACTACAAAGAGTATCGGCTGCGCGTGAAGCCTGAAAAAATCATGGAAACTCGAAGGTATGTCAGGCCGGCACTGCCGTTGCCAGAGAAGGTTTGATTCGGCGGAGGCGCCTCTGCGCCGTGCGCCGACGCCTCCTAGCCATGAAGCAGGTTAACCATCTATTCATCGTAACACGGAGGGTCATTGGACGAGACGCGATATCCGCTTTGTTGGCCGTCGGGATGGAAACGATCCGCGACCCGAACGCGAGCGCAGTTCGGAAAATCGGTGAAGGAAAACTCCCTCGCCGGCGGGCAGGTTCACGCCTACAAAAAACAGTTGAGCGTCTGGGACTCAATCCAGCGAATTCAGAAGGAAATGGATGCGCTCACCGTCGCCGATGGCTCCTGCATCGTCTCGACCAACATTCCCACGCGGCTCGATGGTGTTCCGCGAAGCGATCGCGCCGAGCCGCGGGATCCCGGCGTCGCGGTCTACTGGACGAGCAAAGGCGGAAAGAAGCAATGCATGGCGATCGACATCTACGATCGCGTCGCCGACAACCTCGCGGCGGTCGCGGCGACCTTGGAAGCGCTGCGCGCAATCAAGCGTCACGGCGGCGGCGAGATTCTGGACCGCGCCTATGCCGGCTTCGCGCAGCTCCCGGCGGTGATCGTTACGCAGCGGCCGTGGCGCGACGTCCTGCAGTTTCATCCGCAGACGAAGGTCACAGCGGAAATGGTCAAGAACGCATTTCATGCGCTCGCTTCCAAGCGGCATCCCGATGTCGGCGGCTCTCACGATTCCATGTCGGAGCTCAACGCCGCGCGCGATGCAGCGCTCAAAGAGGTCAGTTGACGAATCTCGCGGTCGCGTCTTACCCGTTCCCGTGGCAGGAGCCGAAGCGTCTCCCGTGGCTGTACCTGATGCAGTGCCTCAAGGAAAGTTTCGTTCAGCAGCAGATCCTGGAGCTGCTCGCACTCTATCGCGTCGACGCCGTTCCGATCGACGCTGGAGGAAGACGTCAGCGCGGTCGGATGATGGGCGCGGCAAAAGCAGCGGGCGTGAACCTCGGGGGAATCCAGAACGTGAAAACCGGCGCGGCAATTCCGAAAGGCTTTGCGGATCTCGAAGCGACGCTCGCGCCGGAAGGTCGCGCGCTCTACATCGAGGTCAAGGCGCCGCGATGGATTGATTCCCAGGGCTCGGTGATTCGTCCCGCGGGAAAGCCGACGGCCGAGCAGCTCGAATTTTTGCTGTCGAAGCACATGCGCGGCGCCGCGGTGATGGTCGCCTGGTCCGCGTTCGAGGTCGACGATTACCTCCGTCCGCAGCTCGAGCGGAACAAAAAGGCTGTGCATTGAGGTATGTCGCCATATCTCCCGGCCGCGCGGACGGCAAGCACGTAGCCGGAATGGGAAAGGCTGTCTTCTTGCACGACTTCCTCATCGATCACCAGACCGACGAAGCCGGCCGCGTGCACTACGGCAGGCTGATCACCTATTCCTGGATCCGCTTGCAGTTCAAAAATCCGCCGCCGAAGTCGACGCTCCGGAAGTGGATGGCCAGGCTGCGCGCAGGCGGTTACGTCGAATGCGTCGCCGTCAGCTCGCAGCACGGGATGCGTGTCCGCATCCTGAACCAGAAAAAATGGCCGGCGAAGCCAGCGCAGCAATCGCTGTTCCCGCCGCCCGAACCATCGCCGATCAGCAGTGGAAAAGGAGGTGCAAAACCAGTGGAAAAGCCCGAAGTACTAGGAGTAACCCTCCGTCCTGGAATGGACGGAGCCTCCGTCCAAAAATGGACGCCGTATTCCTTAGAAGAAGAAAAGAGCAATGAAACGATCAAGAGCACTCTCCGCGACATCGGTCGGTCGCACTCTGTGGAAAACCCGACCATGACGCCGGCGGAGATCGAAAAGCGGAAGGCGTTCC